TGCTTATGATTGGGGCGGAAAGCAAAAGGGTTTTTACAGGATTTTCCCCTTTGGGCTTTTATTACGGGCTACCCTACCAGCCTGTAACAGCGGGTTCGAATCCCGCCCGTTTTCGTAAAGGAATTGACTGCAGCAAGACCTTTAAAAATCCAATTTTTCGAGGTGCGAAAATGAAAAAATGCGAATTACAGGAAATAGCGGACAAGCTGGCCGACAACTACGGAAACGGCCGACATTACGAGATTATCAAGGCAGAAAAGACCGGGCAGTTTGAGGACGAGGTCAACGGCTGGAAGCTGGAAATTAAACCCATGACACCAGCAGAAAACGACGAGGGGGCAGACAATGAAAGTGACAAATAAATTAAATCTGCCTGCGGCCTTTGTAAACGCCGTAAGCGTAAGACGCCACAACGAGCCGGGTTGTTTTTCAGCTACAACACTTAACAAGGGCTGTAAAGAAATCATTTTGAGCGACCGCCATTTTGACGAAATCGAAGTGGACGCAGCCGACCAAGTGTGGGCGGTATGGGGTACAGCGGTACACGCCGTACTTGAAAAGCAGCCGGATAATAACTTCCACGAGGAAAGCTTTAAAGTGCCGGTCGGTAATGGATTTGTAACGGGACAGGTCGACAGCTACGACATGGAAAACGCGACAATTTACGATTGGAAAACGGCCAGCGTTTGGAAAGTTCAGTTTGCAGATTTTGACGATTGGAGACGGCAGGGCATGACATACGCGTGGCTGCTTAAGCAGAGCGGGCTTGACGTAAAAAAATGCGTATTTATTGCATTGCTTAAAGACCACAGCAAGAGCAAGGCAAAGAAAGACCCGAGCTACCCGCAAGAGCCGGTTTACCGCTATGAGTTCGAAGTTACCGACGAGGAACTCCAGCAGACCGAGGCGCGAATTATTGCGAAAGTAGCGGAAATCGAAAACGCCTATAAATTGGGCGACGACGATATAGAGCCATGCTCGGCAGAAGAAAGGTGGGCGGACGATGAAAAGTGGGCGGTTATGAAAAACGGCAGAAAAACCGCAATTAAACTTTTTGACAATTCAGCAGACGCTGACGCAATGGCGGGCGAAATGGGTAACGCATACTACGTGGAGCACCGCCCGGCAATCAGCAGAAAGTGCGGCGATTATTGCGCATGTAAAGAGTTCTGCAATTTTTATAAAAACATGAGACACGACGGGGGCGAAGAATGAACGACATTAACCACACTATCGTTATCGGGCGCTTAGTACGCGACGGGGATTTTGGATATATCACAAGCGGCACAGCGCGCTTAAATATCAGCATTGCGGTCAACGAAAGCCGCAAGGGACAAAACGGCTGGACTGACTACCCGAATTATTTTGACGTGACAATATGGGGCAAGACAGCGGAGAACTTGAAGCCGTATTTAATTAAGGGCAAGCAAGTAGCCATTGAGGGACACCTGCAGCAGCAGAGGTGGGAAAAGGACGGCCAAAAGTTCAGCAAGATCGTAATTATTGCGGACAATGTAGAACTTTGTGGCGGACGCGAGGGAAACGGACAGAGCGCACCTGCACCACAGCAGAGCGCCCCGCAACAGTACGCGCCACAGACCAGCGCGCCGGAATATTCACAGCCAACACTTGGCGACGAGTTCCCGGAAGATATACCGTTTTAATTTTGGGGGTTGAGGCATGAACGAGAAAAAAGCACTAGAAATATACGAAAGTTTGGCACGCCCGCCCGCAGACGCACTGCGACAGATACAGGGCGGAAAATTGAACGGCAAAACCGATATAAACCCGCAGTGGCGCTATAAAGCCATGACAGAAAAGTTCGGGCTTGTAGGAATCGGCTGGAAGTATGAAGTTCAAAAATTGTGGTTTGAAGCGGGCGCAGGATCTGAAAAATTAGCCTTTGCGCAGGTTGCCGTTTTTGTAAAAGACGGGGACGCATGGAGCGAGCCTATTGTGGGAATCGGCGGGTCAAAACTTGTACAGTTTGAAAAGGGCGCAGCCGTAAGCAATGACGAGGGCTACAAAATGGCAGTAACAGACGCGTTCAGCACAGCGCTTAAAATGCTGGGAGTTGCGGCCGACATCTACGCGAATAAATGGGACGGCAGCAAATACAAGGACGAACCCGAAACACCGGCACAGCCAGCGCCACAGAGAGCGCCTGCACCACAGCAGCCACCGAAAAAACAGCCCGCAAAGTTTGCGTTTGAGCCAAAGGGCGGAGAGACCACACCGGCAGAAAAGAAAGAGCTGGGCGGCCTGCTTTCCACAAAGTACCCGGACGGCGGCTCAGTATTCAGCAAGGCAGAAGCAAAGAAATATAGCGACATGCGCAAGGACTACACAGCGCGGGAAGTTATCGAGACTATACGGCGCGACCTTAACACAAGGCTTAACCCGACGTCACAAATGCAGACAGCGGGCGACGTAATGAGAGCGCAGGCACAGCAGGCGCAGCAGTTACCGCCACAGGTTGAGGCAGTAAAAGAGGCGTTCAATGGCGAAGTGGTAACACCGCCACAACAGCCGGGCTTTGACGACATGCAGCCGGTGGATCAGAGCGAGCAAGGCTTTGACATCTACTAAGGGCGGGCGGATATGGTGCAATACGTTTTAAGGCGGGTAAACATCGCGGGCAGAATCGCGTTTGAACCGCCAGCAGACGACGGAGCAAATGCGAACATAAAGCACGAGCTGCGCAAATGCAGGGATAAACACAACGACTATGTTTTAGTAACCCTGCAGCCACCAAAGAAGCCACGCACAACCGGCGAGGGGTCACAAAACCACCACCTTAACGGCCATATAATGCAGATATGCAACGAGACGGGCAACAGCTACGACGTAATAAAACACTGCGTGAAAATGATAGCCGTTGAACAAATGGGTTACCCGTATAAAACAATTGCGGGGCACATTGTACCACAGCCGGAAAGCGAAAGCAGCACAGACGAGTGCGCGCTTTTAATCGAGGCGGCGCACATATTGGCGGCGCAGCTTTCAATAATTTTACAAGAATAGGCAGAAGCCGCCCCGCTCTGCAATTAGGATAAATCGGCGGGCGCGGCGGAAAGCCTTTAAGGGAGATACAACACTATGAAATATAACTTTAAAAATTGCCGCGTAGTAATCAACGCAGGAACAGAGGTTTTAAAAATCGACGGTATGGGAGCACCTGCACGCGAGACACCAGCGCAGGAAATGGCGGGCGTAAACATTCAGCGCACATATGAGGACTACAGCGTTTTTATGGCGAACTTGGACGGCGTAAAGGTTGGCGACCGCGTAAGAGTTCCGGGCTTTAAGGTTCCAGCTGCAGAAATCGACGGCGAGGAAAAATTAAACTTTGACGAAATCGAAGTGGCGGGCGAATATGCGACAGTTTACAAAATCGAGGGCGAGCAGATAAGCCTTGTATTTGACCGGGCTTTATTTCAAAGCGCAATAGACAGAAACGACACAGGCGTGTGGGAAGACACACAGCTGGCGGCATATTTGCGGGGCGCATTTTTGGACGCATTGAGAAAAGAAACGTCAGCGGCCGACTGCGGACTTTTACGCAAAGAAGAATTGTGGGGAGACAACGCGCTGCCATTTTTCAGAAACGGCAGAAACCGCGTTTGTTTCGATAAGGACGAAGACTGCAGTGTATGGTATTGGACGGAGACCGTAGAAGACGCGAGTGCGGCTTATTTCTGCAATGCGTACGACTACGGCTATAGCGACTGCTACAGCGCTAGCATTGCCGACTTTTATGTTCGTCCCCGCTTCATAATCCTTAAATCCTAATCACGGGGCTGTATGCCCCGGGGCTTGATAATGACAGAGACGGAAAAAAAACAACGCCGTTACGCGCTGGCGATAAGCGGCGGAGTTTGCGAGGTTTGCGGGCGGCCATTGAGGGACGGACAACCACAAGGGGCGCACCGCATAGGAAACACAAAGGCGAACCGGCAGAAATACGGCGACTTTGTAATAGACCACCCGTTTAATATCGGCATGACATGCTGCTTGAAATGTAACGGGACGCTGGATATAAGCGGAAACCCCGCGGAGTGTATAAAGCTATGTAAAAAAATATACACCCGCGAGGGTTTGAAATACGATGGGACGAAATGAGAGAAAGTTTTGTTTTTCACGCCGAATACATCGAGGACTTACCCGACGAATACAAGGCGCGATTTATTGAGTATACGGTCAACTACGGACTTACAGGCAAAAGCCCCGAAATTGAGGACGGCACGCTTGAAAGTACCGTGTGGAAAAAAATAGCGCGCAGAATTGACGCCGAGGCGGAAAAATACCGCATTACAAGCGAGCGCAGAAAAGAGGCGGCGCTTAAGAGATACGGCAAGGTTTACGGCGAACAGAAAACCGAAAAGCCTGCAGAAGCAAAGAGCGACGAGCCACCGAAAGAACCAAAGAAAAACTTTGAGAAACCGACGGTGGAAGAAATCGCGGCATATTGCGCGGAACGTAAAAACGAAGTGGACGCGCAGGCGTTCTTTGATTTTTACGAAAGCAAAGGCTGGAAAGTTGGAGCGGTAAAAATGCGCGATTGGCGCGCCAGCGTGCGCACATGGGAAAAGCGCGACGCAGAGGAAAAGAAAGCGCGCAGCCGTTCAAAAACGATATGGAACGACGGCACAACCGACGCGGACACAGAAGCATACGAAAACATGTTTTAAAAAATTGAGGGGTGCGAAATTATGGGGGAATTAGATTTTATTAAAAAACTGATAACGAATCCGTTAGACAATATGACGCCCGAGGAAATCGCGGCGCATGACGCAGAAATAAAACGGCAGGAAGCGGAGCAGGAAAAACGCGAGCGCATAGAATGCTATAAAAAAAGCGGTGTGCCGGAGCGCTATTATTTAGAGAGCTTAGACACATACCAAGTTACAAACGAAATGCAGAAAGCAGCGGCGCAGGCAATCGGCGAGTTTTTGCGCGAGATCAAGTGCGGGGCATTTAGAACGCTGGTTTTAATCGGCACGGCGGGCACAGGTAAAACACACCTAGCCTGCGGCACGGTTCGGGAATACGGCGGAAAATACGCGACAGCCCCGGACATTGTAGAGGAAATCCGACGTGCTAAGAGTTTCAGCGCAGACCAAACCGAAAAGCAGATTATAGACCATTACAGCCACGTGAAACTTTTAGTGGTTGATGAAATCGGGCGCGGAATTGCAGCCACAGACGAAAAATACATGCTGTATCAGATTATAAACGCGCGATACAACACGCGAAAGCCTACGGTTTTAATCAGCAATTTTACAAAAGCAGATTTTTTAAAGTACATCGGAGTGGCCGCTGCAGACAGGCTGGTCGAGAGCGGCGACATTGTAGAAATGAACGGCGAGAGTTTTAGAAAACTAAGGCGGCAGAATGAAGCAGGCGGAACTGCCGTTTGACTTGCCGTATTATGATACGCCGACGAATGACAACCAGCGGTTATTAAATCTGCAATTGAAGTACAAGGTGAACGGGGGCGAGTATTTAGGTGAAATGTACAAGCTCCTGTATGAAATCGCGTACAAGAATATAAACAAACTAAGCGAGCAATCGCAGAAAATAAAAAACATGGACGCGGCGGAGCGCATGGAAAAGGCACACAACGCGGCGACCTACATAGTGGAGCAATACCTTAAGCGCCAGGGCTTTGCGATTAAAAACAGCATGACGGGTTATTTATTCAAGCGCGTACAGTTTGAGCTGTACGGCAAGAATACGAGGCATTGCGACAAAATGCTTATATTTTACGGGGACGTTCCAGCGAGTAAGGAAGCGAAGAAAAAGTTTTATTACATCGTAAAGGACAACGACACGGGCAAGAGCGAAACCTTTGAGAGTTTCGAGGAAATGCACCTAGACCCGCGGTATAAGACATTACGGAAAAAACGGTTTGTCGAGGGCATACGCTACGGCAAGACATGGAAAAATTATAGTTTTGATATTTTAGAGGTGAACGAATGAACTTAAACGAAGCGGCAGAAAACGCTTATAAATCAGCATTACAGAGACAGCATAACGGCGCGGACGTTAAGGTTGCGGAAATCTTGAAGCATTGCGCCGGGGAAGTAATCGAGGCGCAAGAGGCTTTTATCATGTGGAAGTATGAGGCGCACGAGGAAAGCAAATACGCCGAGGAACTAGCCGACGTGATTATATGCGCGCTTATTGCAGCCAGGCGCGACGGAATCGACATAGAACGGGCGGTCAGCTTAAAAATGCAGATAAACGCCCAGCGCGCGGCCATGCAGGGCGACAAGCTATAAATAAAATATCACGAAAACGTGAGGTGCGAAAATGGGAAAAAATGAGGCGGGAATAATTCTGATAATCAGCATTTTAATATTTTCGTTTGCCGTTCTTAATTGGGTGGCGTGCTATCACGATAACAGGATAACACGCGAACGCTGCGACAGAATGAGCGCGAGCATATCTGAAATGAGGCAGGAGCTGGAAGCGCAAAACGCGCAGGTTCGGCAGGTAAAGACCGACGGCGAAATTATCCTGCGCCTTGTAGCGGGCGGGGATTTTAGCGAGGTTAAAAATGGATTGGAGAAGTGACGAATACAGGGCGGCTTATTGGAGCGAGAAAAAAAAGGAATACCAGCGGGCGCTTGATTTTTGCAACGAGATAAAGCCGGGGGACACAGTAACGCTTACGCGCTACGCGTGCCCGCAAAATAGCCCATACAGCTTAGACGATACGGCGCATATAACCACAAGAGAAACGGTGAAAATATACGCCATGCACAAAGACGCTTTGTGGTTCACTACATACGGCGGCCACGCGATAGAAGCAAAAACGGTTATTAAATGGCAGAAGCAGCCAACACAGGGTTTTTTATTTTAACGGGGGACAATATGACAATAAAACTATTAAACAATAGCAGATACAACAAGAAGACAAATAAAAGATTTTTTATTGTTTATAAAAAATATGAATACATGGGCGAAGTATTTTACTGCGTAAGGAATAAACGTGTAATACAAAAACACGACGGCAAAAAATACATGTATTTAGAGCGTAAGACCGGCCGTCGTTTGCTATCACGAGTAAATGAAATACTTGGAGACAAAGCCTTTAAAAAGGCCGTACGAAAGCTTTTGACAGAATCAGCAAAAGCACGAATAGGCGAAAGTTTACACGCAATAATTAAAAACAGAGAGGCTCAAAAATGAAAGATTGGAGCGGAAACAAAACGGCCGTATATGTAACGAACGGCGACAGCAGCCACAGCACAAGAGAGCGGGAAACGCGCGACTATTACGCAACCGACCCGCGAGCTGTAACGGAATTATTAAAGCGCGAAACGTTTAATAATATGATATGGGAACCGGCCTGCGGGGGGGGCATGTTTCCGAGATATTAAAACAAGCGGGTTATAAAGTATTCAGCACCGATATAATAAAGCGCGATTATAGCGGGCAGATCATAGCGCAGGACTTTCTGCAGCAGGGCGAAAAATGGGCGGGCGACATCATCACTAACCCGCCCTATAAATACGCGGCAGAGTTTGTCGAGCACGCGCTGGACGTAATCGACGACGGCCACAAAGTAGCTATGTTTTTGAAATTGACATTTTTAGAGGGCGAAAAACGGCGGGCGCTATTCCAGCAAAACCCGCCCCGCAAAATCTACGTATTTACAAAACGCATAAATTGCGCATTAAACGGCGAGGAAAAGTTTTTTAATATGAGTTCGGCGGTTTGCTATGCGTGGTTCGTTTGGGAAAAAGGAAGCCGGGAAAAGCCCGTTATTGATTGGATTTAAGGAGTGTAAAAAATGCCCGTACCCGATAGTTTTATTTTATTCAAAGATTTTCAATATTGCGAGATATGCGAAAAGAGCTACACAGACGACAACTTTGTGGCGGTAGTAGTAGACAACGACAAGAGCGGCGCGGAGAAAATACGGCGCGTTACGGAGATATGCAAGACCTGCAGAGAGCGCGCGAGAACCGACCCAGCGTTTGAGAATGAACTTACCGAAAAGGTAATGAAATTAAAGTTAGGTCGAAAACTTAAAAATAAAACGTCATAACGCGCAAAAAAACGCTAAAAAAATGACTATAAGGGCGTAGAAAAAATGAAAAATTGCGAGAATTGCAAGTTTTACGCGCGTTCAAAAGAGTATAAGTGGCGCGGTAAAACAGACGGCAAAACGGTATATATGGCACATTGTACGCACCCAGCCGAGCGCCGTTTAATATGCAGGGCGTACAACGAAACCCGCCCGCTTAAATGCGGACATTATGAGGATAAAGAAAAATGATTGTAATAAATTGCACAGGAAGCGACACGATAGAACTGCACCAGCTTACAGAGTTTCAAGGCGAACTGAAAGAACGGAGCGCGGGGGACATCGAGAAAATTATTAAGAGCATACGAAAGCACGGCTTTTCATTTCCCTTTTTTGTATGGGCGCACGCGGGCGAAAACGGCAATTATATAAATCACGTATTGGACGGACACGGACGGCTTGAAGCATTGAAGAAGCTGCAGAGCGAGGGCGAGGAAATCCCGCCCCTGCCCTGCGTTTACGTATCGGCAGAAAATGAGGCAGAAGCCAAAGAGAAATTATTAAAACTTAATTCACAATACGGACACATGACAGCCGAGAGCGTGGCGCAGTTTTTGGACGGGCTACAGATTGACTTTGACGAATTGCAGCTGCCCGACGGCGTGCTCGATTTAACCAAGTTAGAACCCGAGGAAACAAAGGACGACGACAACGCGCCCGACGTAAGACCCGACGAGGTGGCAGACAGCGAGCGCGGCCAGCTTTACCGATTGGGGCGTCATTACCTATTTTGTGGAGACAGTACCAACGCCGAGGACATGCGCGCACTTATGGGCGACGTAAAGGCCGACCTTATTGTCACCGACCCGCCATATAACGTGGACTACGAGGGCAAGACCGCCGAGGCTTTGAAAATCGAAAAAGACAATATGAACGACGCAGAGTTTAAGGAGTTCCTTAAAAACGCATTTACCACCATGCTAGACCAGCTTAAGCGGGGGGGGGCGTTTTATATATGGCACGCAGACTTAAAGGGCGCTATTTTCAGAGAGGCGCTACAGGAAGCGGGCGGACAATTGCGTCAATGTTTGATATGGGTAAAAAACAAAATGACGCTCGGCCAGCAGGATTGGCAGTGGAGACACGAGCCTTGTTTATACGGCTGGAAAAACGGCGCAAATCATTATTGGGACGGACGGCGAGACCTTACGACCGTTTACGACGAAAAGCCGAATTACAAGAAAATGAGCAAAGAAGAACTGCTGCAGGAAATCACAAAGCTGCGCGGGGACAATCTGCCGAATACGATTATTTACGAGGACAAGCCGGCACGCAACGAGGAACACCCGACAATGAAGCCGGTCAAACTATTTCAGCGACTTATCAAAAACAGCAGCAAGGAAGACGACGCGGTTTTAGACCCGTTCGGCGGTTCGGGCACTACGATAATAGCGTGCGAGAAATTGGGGCGCACGGCCTACGTTATGGAGCTTGACCCTCGATATGTAGATGTCATAAGACGCAGGTGGACGAAATGGGCTAAAGAAAACGGCGTAGAAGTAGGCGCCGGAGGTTTGGAGTGAAAAAAGGCGAAAGCAGACCGGATTTATACCGTGCGACAGTAAAAACTTGCCCGATATGTGAGCAGAGTTTTAGAGCGGTAAAAGACACGAAAACGCGAAAACAAATATATTGCTCGTTAGAATGCTGGCAGAAATCGAGAGCAAACCCAATTATAAAAATGACCTGCCCCGTTTGCGGAAAAGCATTTTATAACAGAAACGGCAGGAAAAAATACTGCTCCCATGAATGTTACGCAAAAGAGCTTAAAGAGGCACAGAGCGGCGAAAATAGTCATTTTTGGAAAGGCGGAAAAACAGAGGAAAACAAGCGCAGCATATAAAGAGTGGCGTACTGCAGTATTTATGCGAGATTGTTATAAATGCGTAAAATGCGGCAGTAAAAAGAGTTTAGAGGCGCACCACATCAAAGCGCAAAGTAAATACCCGGCTTTGAGGTTTGATATAAACAACGGATTGACGCTCTGCCATAGCTGCCACAAAACAACGGACAACTACGGAGTAAAGGCAAAAACGGCGAAACAGTAAAGGGGACGAAATGGGACGAAAAAGAATAGTAAAAGAAAAAGAACTACTCGCAGCAATTGAGGGCTGCCGCGGTATTATTTCCACAGTAGCCGCCCGATTGCACGTCGGCTGGCATACGGCAGAAAGAGCAATAAACGACAGCGAGAAAGCCCGCGAGGCTATGAGCGACGAGGAAGAAACAACACTCGACTTTGTAGAGGGAAAAGCGATACAGCGGATAAACGACGGTGACGGCGCAATGATCCGTTTTTATTTAGCAACTAAAGGCAAAAAGCGCGGTTATTCATACGAGGACAAGCTGGAAGACGACGACACAGCAGAGGATAATACACTTAACGTAATCTGCGACGGGGAAGAAGTAGACCCGATAGACCCAAAGACGGCGGACGGTGACGAATGAATATAAACACCGCCGAGCTTTTCGCCCCGGTATATAATCGGGCGTTCAAATCTATAATGAATCACACAAAAGAGCGCTGGACTTTCCCGGGCGGACGCGCGAGCTGTAAAAGTTCATTTATCAGTATTTGCGTAGTTATTTTAATCGTATTGTTTCCCAACTATAACGCCGTAATCGTACGCAAGCATAAAAACACATTGCGTTATTCAGTATTTGAGCAGATTGTGTGGGCGATTGATAAACTACACCTGCGCAGGAGCAACGGCAAGAAAGCGGGCTTTAAAATCCCGAAAAGCAAGACGGCGGCGCTGCCTATTGTATACATACGCAAAAACGGCAAAGAACAAAATATTTTGTTTGTAGGATTGGACGACGCGGAAAAAAGCAAGTCTATGAAAATATCAAACGGCTATATTGCTATTTTATGGATTGAGGAAAAGACCGAGGTCGAACCGGCAGACCTGCAAAACCTTAAAATATCAGCATTGCGCGGCGGCGATACATTCTACATGTTCGAGAGCTACAACCCGCCAAGCGCTACCCGCCATTGGTGCAACACAGAGGCGCGGCAGGAAGACCCGCACCGCATGGTGGTACATACGACGTATTTAGACATACCGAGGGAATGGCTGGGCGAATCTATCCTGCACGACATCGAGCAGACAAAGAAAAACAACAAGCGCGCATACGAAAATATTTACTTAGGCATTGCAACGGGAACAGGTAAAAACGTCTTTGAAAACGTACGGCTTGAAGAAATCACCGACGAGACAATAGACACATGGGACACAACGCTGCAGGGCATAGATTGGGGCTATTTTCCCGATCCGTACGCATACGGGTCAATGCACTACGACGCGCGCACAAATACGCTTTATGTATGGGACGAGCTTTATCTTTGGAAACATGGCAATTATGAGGCGTTCGAGGCTACACGCGAGCACATGGAAGCGCACAATATGAGCATATTTGAGGACAGACAGACGGCCGACAGCGCAGAGCTAAAGAGTGTGGCGGACTATCGAAAATGGGGCGGAGACACACGCGGGGCGATTAAAGGCAAAGGCAGCCGCAACGCGGGCTTTAAGTGGTTGCAGGGATTGGCGGCTATTATCGTCGACCCTGTACGAGCACCACACGCAGCGGACGAGTTCACGCTGTACGAGTACGACATAGACAAGCGCACGGGCGAAATATTGAGCGGCTACCCCGAGGGGCAACCCGACCACTATTTAGCGCTTACACGATACGCGACTGAAAAAGAATGGAGACGTGCGGGCGCATAAAAGTGCTAAAAAAATGACTATAAAGGCAGAGGACAAAAAACAATGTTTGAAAAGATAAGGGGCTTTTTTATGAACATCTTAAACTATTTCCATACGTACAAGATTGAGGACTTAACCGGCGTAGAGACAAACATAACGGCGGAAATGTACCGTAAAATTACGCTATGGGCGGACATGATGAGCGGACACGCGCCGTGGAACGCAGAGGCGAAACCATGCGGACTATTGCCACAGATTGCGGGGCGATTGAATTATTTTGTTACGCGCGAAATCGGGCTGGACGTAGAAAACGAGGCAATTAAAAAGCCTATGGAACACCTTAACAAAAACATTGACAAGGTGGTCGAGTTTATCACGCTTTTAGGCGGCGGACTGTTCCGCCCTATTTATGCACAGAATAAGCTGCAATATGAAATCATACCGTTAGGAAACTACCTGCCGACACAGTACGACTTTGACGGCACATTGACAGGCGCAATTATTCTTAAACAGATTGTGACAGCAAAAAAGAATTATTTATTATGCGAAATCCACAACTACGACGGCGAAAACCATAACGTCAAAATGAGATTGTACGAAAACGAGAGCGGCACGTTCCGGGGCGTACCATTGACCGCGTGCGAACAGACCGCCGAGCTTACGCCGGAATATAGCTGGAATAAATGCGGCAAGCCGATGATTATAGAGTTTAGAAGCCACGCCACAAATAAAATTGACGGTTCAAACGTGCCGGTCGCATTGATTGACGACGCTATAGACTTAATCGAAAAAGCCGACAAACAGTTTAGCCGCATGGATTGGGAACAGGAAGCGGGCGAAAAGCGAATCTTTGCAGATCGCGACATGTTCACAAAACACACCAGCAGAAACGGCGACACGGACACCGTGGTGCTAGATAAATCATTAAATAAACTTATTCAGAAAATCGACGGGGACGGCAGCGCCAACGGCGAGAAAATACACGAGTACAGCCCGGAACTGCGCACAGAGGCACAAAACGCATATTTACAACAGGTTTTCAGACGTATTGAATTGACGCTTAACATCGGCAAGGGAACGGTGAGCGACGCCGAGGCAGTACAGCAGACCGCGACACAGTACAGCGGCGGACGACAGGAACTTTACGCAATCGTTGACAAAATCGAGGACGAAATAGCGGCGAAGTATGAGGAAGTGGCCGAGGTTTTCGCATACATGGCCGAGGCATACGGAATCAAGGGAGCACCTGCAGCAAGCCACAAGACCGAGGAACTTTACACAATCAAGTGGAACGACGACCAAACACGCAAAGACATACAGCTGGCAAAACAGACCGCCCTGCAGGAAATCAACGCGGGCGTTTTGAATAAATGGGAGTATAGACGCGACTTTTACGGCGAGGACGAAGCGCAGGCAAAGGCGAACGTTCCGCCCGACCCGATAGCACCCAGCCCGTTTGATTTAGCATAGGAGTAAAAAGACATGAGCACAAAAAATAGAAATAAAGCAGTTGCGCGACACATGACGGCAGAAGAAAAAAAGGCCGTAATTGCAGTAAAACAGGCGGTGAACGGCCAGCCATTGCACAAGCGTATTAAATACGCGTTCAAAATTATCTGCGGGCGGTGGTAAATGCTTTCCCCGAGATATTTAGAGGGATTGTCGGACGAAATCGTCGAGATATACGCGCAGCTTGAAGCGGACATATTGCAGGATATGGCGCGACGAATTGCGCGGCTTGGCAAAGTAACAGAATCGACGAAATGGCAGGCGCAGTTATTGGCGGAATCCGGCGCGCTACGCAAAGACGTAAACCGACTAATTAAGAAATACGATAAACCCGTCCGCGACGAAATAAAGGCCGTTTACAATGACGCCATGATTAAGGCAGCGCGCGCCGATAATATGATTTTTAAGGACGCGCTGGGGCATGGCGTAAGCGACCAAAACGCGCAGCTTATGCTTTCCAGCATACAAAAGACATACAGCGATTTATCACGACTCACCATAACAACCGCATACACGACAGAGCGCAAGTTTGTAATGCAGGCAAACGCGGCATATATGCAGGTGGCAAGCGGGGCGTTTGATTATGATACAGCCATGAAAAACGCCTGCGACAATTTAGCAAAAGACGGCGTCACAATGGTACAGTACAGGAACGGCACGCCGGTACAATTGACGATTGAGAGCGCCGTCCGCATGAACATTTTAACGGGCGTAAATCAGACCGCGGCAAACATGACGCTTAATAATTGCGAGGAGCTAGACTGCGACCTTGTAGAAGTAAGCGCGCATATTGGAGCACGCCCGAGCCATGAGGAATGGCAAGGCCGTATTTTTTCACTAAGCGGGAAGAATCCGAAATATAGACCGTTCAGCGACTGCAGACAGGGCGAGCCGGACGGAATCTGCGGCATAAATTGCCGACATTCATTTTATCCGTACTTTGAGGGAATGGAACGCCATTACACGCAAGACGACCTAGACGAAATGAGCAAGCAGACCGTGGAATATAACGGGCAGAAAATGACACGATACGACGCAGAGGAAAAACTGCGTGGCATTGAGCGCAATATCAGAAAATACAAACGGCAGGCTTTGACCGAGAGCGCGGGCGGTGTAGACAATACAAAGGCGCGCCAAAAAATCGGCGAATGGCAGGCAAAGGCGCGAGAGTTCACAAAACAAACGGGAATAGAGCGCGACCACGTGCGCGAGTTCATCGGCACAAAGGACGACAAGCAACCGACAGCGCTTAGAACGGTACACGCGGCCGACACATACAAAGACATACCGCAGAAAGTGACACAAAAAGTCATTTAAAAAACCGAGCAATTAAAAGCGGGCTTGATTGATAACCCGATAAGCGAGGCACGCAAAGAAGCCGAGGCGTTGAAAATAACAGCGCGCACGGTTTACGCGCACACTAAGGAAATGACAGAAAAAGAGATCATAAAGCATATAGCAGGCGCAAACCTTACAAGCGGCAGCTGCTCCAGCGCGGCAAACGCCTATATTGCAAACAAAGCAGGCTTTGACGTTCGGGACTTTCGCGGCGGGCGGTCAATGGAGCTATTCAGCCATAAAAGCACATCGGTGGAAATGGCGCACTTTAAGGGCGTAGTTTCTAAGGTCGTAGAGAATTACAACGATTTTACAGCCTTTGACGAATTGAAACCGTTTATAAAAACGGGTAAAGAATATAAACTAGGAATCGGCTGCCATGCGGCCATAGTACGCAGATTGAACGACGGCACGCTGCAATATTTAGAGCTGCAGAGCGCGGACGTAAACGGGTTTAAAAACTTCACCCGGGAAACATTGGCGCGCAGGTTCGGCTGCGAGTATTCACGCGGCTATAAATTGCCGGCGTATTTAATCGAGGTCGAGAGTTTGGGAAAAAGCAAAGAGTTTATAGAGCTTATGCAATACACCAACACGGCCAAGACATTACAGCGCATAGGCGCGGGAGGTTATGCAAAATGACGTTTCACAAATACGACGAGGGCGACAAAATCGAGTGGGCAAGCGCCACAGAGAGCGAGGGAAAAATATTATTTACTTTCGACGGCGGAAAAACGGTTTTTAATTTTTGGACGGACTACCCCGCCAAGCTGACGCCGGAGCAGGTCGAAATATTCAAACGCGAAAACCCGACGCTGGCAGAGCTTAAACCGACCAAGTAAAAACGGCCTACAATACGCCTACGTTTGCGCGTGTGCGACTTTGTAGCAAAAATCGACAAATTACCCGACCGACGCCAAAAGACGCGCCGTGTGCGAAAATAGCCCCGCAAATACGCGGGGTTTTTTATTATCCGATAAAGCGCAAAAAACCACTAAAAAAATGACTATAAGGGCATGAGTAGAATTATTGACGACACAACTTACGCGGAAATTGTAAAGATTTTAGCGACAGACCCGAAAGTGGCGGTTTTCCAAAAATTGCTACTTTCGCCAAAAGTTGAGGAAGCGGACGCAGAGACGGCCGTGGAAGAAAAAACAAGTGAGGTGGAAAAATGAGCTATGGACGAGTAACACCCCGGGCGCGTATTGGCACAACGGGCGTTAGCGAAGAAATGGACGTCGGCGCTGGCGAGGGCGTGTGGATAAGCCCGCCGGACAGAGTAGCAGCAATTACGGTGGCCGTACATATTCCAGCAGGAGCAAGTGCGACTTTCACAATTGAAACATCATGCAACAGAGCGGAAACAATCGGCGAGGACGGCACGGGCGGTTATTGGGACAATCCGTTTGGAGAGGGCACAATATTGCAAGAAAACACCGTTTTAATGCTGGCGAACGCAGTAACGGGAATCCGCGTTAATTGTTTGACCGCGAGCGGATCAAGCAAAATAAACGTATGCTTTGTGGGGTAATCTATGAAATATTACGGGCTGATTATCCCGTCCGTATTTCCTACGGGCGTATTTATACAGAGCATGGAGCAGACTGCAAGCAGCGACGAGAGCGAGGGCGTAAACACATGGACTGCCACGTTCACGAACCAGCAGACAGCGAGCTTTAACGTAAAAAACGGAAAGCAGGGAACGGGCGCGGTTGTAGAAACATCGGGCATGTTCGGCTTTTATATCGACGGCACGACAGGCAATTTAATGCTTTCATACAGCGGCAGCAACGCGCCGAACCTTTCGCTTAATTCAAACGGCGAATTGATTTATACATACTAGGAGATTTGAAAAAATGGGAACAGTAAACTTAGGACAGGTGGCCGCCCTTATTCAGAGCGTAAGCGCAGAGGCGCTGGCAGAGGGCGCAGCACCAACAGTTAGAAACGCGGGAACAAAAGCGAACGCGCAGTTTGTCTTTGGAATCCCGGTGGCTACAGCATTGAGCCATAACATACCAAGATTGACACCGAAAAATATTACAAGCTACGTAACAGACGGCACACTTTGGAAGCGCCTTAACGGTACAAACGGGTTCGCGCTATTTGAAGACATTTACGTGGGCGATTATTTTGAAATGAGCCGAGCAATAAGCGCATACGAAAAAACGGGCACTTATCAAACAACAGGTTCAAAGTTCGTAACCATTGCCGGAATTGACACAATGTGGGGAAACGGCGACAGCAACGTTATCAGTAAACACCATTTAGTAATGGTGCCGGGTCAAGGGTTCGGCGGCACGCAGCACTTCGGACACGCACGCATGAACGCAGCAAACGACACAACCGGCGGTTATAAGGCTAGCGAAATGAACGTGGAAACATTGGGTGCGGTTGCAAGTTCGGGAAGCACAGCAGCAACGGCAAGCATTAACCAGCAATTATATGCAGAGTTCGGCGCACATTTACAGACCACAAAAGAGCTAGTTAGTAACACATTGAACGCAAGCGGCATAAACAGGTTCGGCGGCGGTAGTAATTTAGGCTGTTCGAGCAATTGGGAGTGGATAAGCGCGCAGGCCGTACTTATGAGCGAGGTAGAAGTTTACGGGGCTACCGTTTGGAGTTCATCGGGATATGACACCGGCAACGCAAACAGACAGCTGCCATTATTTGCATTTAGCAAGCAGGCGCAAAACAATCGTACAGCGTGGTATTGGCTTAAAGACGTAGCGAGTGCGGCTAATTTCTGCTATGCGTACTACAACGGCTATAGCGCCTACCTCGGCGCTAGCGATGCCAACCGTTGTGTTCGTCCCCGCTTCATCTTAGCGGCGTAGCCGCGTAATCCTGTACCCCGCCCCGCGTGGGCGGAGTGCAGGAAAAAGAAATAATAAAAGATTGAGGCGAGAAAATGGGAGTATTGAAAAACCTGCAGAATCTAAGCGACTTAGAGTTTTATAAATGCGCCGAGAAATTGCAGGACGATATAACAGATTTTTGTTTACGTAATTTTGGGCTTAAGAAAAGCCCGCGAAACGTAAACCAAATAATTAAGGACATAAGCGAGGAAGACCAAAGTGAAATAAATAAAATATTTGAGAAGTACGGGAAAACGCCTAACCAGCAATACGCGAGCGAGTACCCCGAGTGGTTTATAGACAACCGCAAGCGGCGGCTTTTATCGTACACCGACGATTTAATAGATTTTATCATTGAGGCTAACACGATCTACCCGACAACGCTTAGAGAGTGCGACGACCGGCGCAGCCTACAGAATAAGGCTATAGGGATATGCGGCAAGATATACCGAGATTTACAGTATTTGAAACGCCACCTGCCTATAAATCTTAATTGGCTAGCGGGCACTATCGAGCAAGTCAAGCGGGAAGAAAAACTATTAAAAGGCTGGCGACAGAGCGACAACAAGACGCGCAAAACCGTATTTACAAACACGATAAAAGAACTTACGCAGAAGCTGGAAATTGAACGCGACGACACAGGCGAGCGCATGAAATGGCTGGCGGCTATAGTTCAGTTATTAAGACATTAAAATAATTAAGGGTAAAGTTTGAAAGCGAGTGCGGCTAATTTCTGCAATGCGAACAACAACGGCAATAGCAACTACAACAACGCTAGCAATGCCAACAATTATGTTCGTCCCCGCTTTGAATGGCGTACAAAGTATTTTATAGACAAGTACGTTTTAGAAGGAAACTTTATCCGAGGCGATACGCCAAATATGACGAGTGACGCGGTTTGTTACGACAAGTACCGCTATAAGCGCCCGTCCAACTTTTTATTATTGGTATTTTGGAAAATGTACGAGAAATTATTAGACTTAAACAACCTGCACGAAGCGTATATTAAAAGCAAGAGCGGCGTGGAGTGGAAAGAATCAGTCCAGCGCTACGGCATGTATGAGCTATCAAACATCTACGAATTGAGCGAACGCTTAAGAAACGGCACATACAAACAAAAGCCATTTTATGAGTTCAACATAAACGAGCGCGGAAAGACGCGCCATATAAAAAGCCTGCACATAAGCGACAGAGTTTTACAGCGGGCGCTTTGCGATTATATTTTAGCACCAGCAACCGAGCGTTATTTAATTTATGATAACGCGGCCAGCGTAAAGGGCAAAGGTATAGAGTTCTCACGTAAAAGACTACAAACACACTTAGAACGATATTACAGGCAGTACGGGCGCGAGGGCTACGTTTTACAAATAGACTTTTCAAAATATTTTGACAATATCCGGCATGACGTAGTTATAGAGCAATTCAAAAAGCTGATTGACGACGAGCGGGTTATAAAACTATTAACGGAATTAGTAGCGACCTTTGGCGAGGATAACAAGGGCGTGGGGATAGGTTCGCAAATATCGCAGGTTATCGGCATTTACTACCCTACACCAATAGACAATTACTGCAAGATTGTAAAAGCCTGTAAGTTTTACGGCCGATACATGGACGACACGTATATTATACACCCGGACAAAAAGTTTTTAAGAGAATTGTTACACGATATTGAGGCAATCTGCGACCGTTTGGGAATCGTAATAAACAAAAAGAAAACGCAAATAGTAAAACTATCAAACGGGTTCACATTCTTAAAAATCCGCTATTTCTACGGCGAGCACGGGGCAATAATTAAAATCCCCTGCAGAAAGACAATAACACGCGAACGGCGCAAGCTGCGGAAATTACGCGGGCGTTTGGAAGCGGGAAAAATCACGGCGGCAGAAATCAAAGAGCAATACAAGAGCTGGCGCGGGAACATCATTAAATACAAGGCATATAAAAGCGTTCGCAGTTGCGACGTATTATATAAATCATTATACGGGGGAACGTATGGGAAAGAAGAAAACGGAAAACGCCGAGGTTAGACGCGGCGAAATTGAGGCAAGAATCAGAGAGCTGGTGAGCGAACTAGGAGCGCCAAACAGCGCGGTCGGTGATTGGAAAGTTATTAAATGCTACGAGGCGAGCCTTGCGGGGCGCGAATTGCCATACAACATTACCGAGCTTATGGAAGCACGGCAGGCAGTACGCGACGAAATCAACGAACTGCAGGCAGAGCTTGAAACACTACAGGGGGCGGAATAATGCAGAGCGGGCTTATTTTATCGCAGCAGGATATTAAAAAGATTATCGCCGAGCATTTCCACGTAAGCGAAGACAAGGTTATAGCGTCCAAGTATTCATTTATTGTGGTACAAGAGCCGGACAAACCGACAGAAAAAACAGAATAGGAGAAATTAGGAGAAAATAGGGGAAAATTTCCCCTATTTTTTTTGTTTTTCAGCTTACAAAAAAACGTCCAAAAAATGACTATAAAACAAAGGGACAAAAACGACATGAATATTTACACAGCCATTAGTTTAGGGATTGCAATAGCGGGCTTTATAGGGGGCATTATTGTGAAAGTAGCGGATTTATCCAGCAAATACGGACGTTTGCAGGAAAAAGTGAAAAACAATGAAGACCGCGACACAGAGGAACGGCAGAAAGCGGGCGTCAAGTTTGCCGAGCTTTACAACCGTATGAGCGCGAACGAATCGAGCGTAAACGCGCTGCAAACAAACGTAAATAATCTAACGGCCACGTGTAACAGAATTGAATCTAAACTAGACCGAATTATAGAGCGCGAGGCGAAATAATGCAGATAATACACGATTTTTTAACTAAAAACGAATATTCAAGACCGGGCAAGAAATTGCAGAAAGTGCTGGCTATTGTAATTCATTGGACGGCAAACCCGGGCGCTAACGCAAAGGAAAACCGCGACTTTTTCGAGAACAAAAAAACAGGTATGGGCGGTTACGGTTCAGCGCATTACATCATAGACCAAAACGGAATTATTGTGGCGGCTATTCCCGAGAATGAGGTCGCTTATCATTGCGGATCAAGCGAGAAAGACCCGGCAAGCGGCAAGGTTTACACCGACGAGGCGCGGGCGCGGTTCGGTTATTACGCGAGCACCAGCAACAGCCCGAACAATTGCACATTGGGCGTGGAGCTTTGCCCGACAGACGCGCGGGGCAATTTCAGCGGGGCAACCATTGAGACCGCTATAGAACTATGCGCGGATATTTGCAAGCGCTACGGACTGACAGCGCAGGCAATTACAACACATCACAATATAGTGGGCTGGAAAGACTGCCCGAAACTATGGACGGAAAAACCGCAGCTATTAGAGGCGTTCCGGCAGAGCGTAGCGGACAAAATACAGAGAGGCTAAAAAATGGACGAACAGACAGAGGCAGAAGACAAGAAACTGACAGCAAAAAAAATCAGTAAGGCGTTTAAGTTCATAGCACCAGCGGGCGCAATTATCTGCGCCGTTTTGCTATGGGTGGGAGTTTTTAAAAATGCGACAATCGGCGAGATATGCGCATTATGGGCGACCGTGTACGGATTGGGAGCGGGAACAATCGACGCAAATATTATTATTGACAAGTACACCGGGGGCAAGAATTGAGGTACACCTGCAAATATTGCAAGCAACAATATTTTATATGGCGAATGAAAACAAAAGATATTTGCATAGATTGTTTTAGGAGAAAGGTGAAAAAATGAGCATAGCGGGTTATATCATTACGGGGCTTGTAGTAGCCATTGTCGCAATATTGGGCGTGGGCGCTACATACTTAAACTATGAGCGCAGAAAATACGAGCGCAAGCTGACCGAGCAGGCAAAGGAAGCGGCAGAAAATGAAAAGAGAAAAGCGGACATTATCACAGAGGCAGAAAGGGACAAGAGCGAAGTGCGCACGGGCGACCATGCTCACGATTTGCATACTATGGCTGACAAGTTGCACAAGTACGCGAACGCCGGGAAGTAGCCCGAAATATTACCCGCCCGACCCGTACGACGAAACGGGCGCGCTGGTATGGGAATACGACGCAGAGCGCGACGTGGTAATAGTTCCGTATTGGTATTGGGAAAAGGTCTTTGACTACATCGCCAACACACAAGCGGGGCAAAAAATTGCAGAGTAACTGACACAAAACAGTCAAAAAAATGACTATAAGAGCAGGAGGAAACCAACGTGAAAACATGGGGAATCATTGGCGCGCTATTTTTTGTAGCAGCGGTCACCGTAGGTTATTTCTGTAACTTTGACGGCGCTATTATTATCGAAATCGGAGCGGCAGCGTTCGGACTTTGTAGTTTGGTAATCGGCGCAATTAAGAGCGGAAAAACCAAGAATGTAAAAACATGGAAAACCGTTTTAATTATTTGCTTTGCAGTAATTGGCGGGGTTTTGTGCTGTATTGGCGGATTGAGCCAAAATATTTTTGCAGAATTAGCAGGCGCAGCACTTGCTTTATTGGCCGTAATTTTTGGCGTAATTTTTGCAAAAACAAAATAACAATTTAAAAACAATAAGCCCTGCGGGCGGTAATCGCACCTACTACCCGCGGGGCGTTCTTTGAAAACATCGCGCAGATTGGCGCGTTAAAAATAAATCTTACCTATTGCCACGGCGGTGGCGTAATAAAAACGCGTAAGGGGACAAAATGAAAAGAGAAGAACTGACAGCAGCAGGATTGACCGACGAACAGGTCGAAAAGGTCATGAAACTTAACGGTGACGACATCAACCGCGAAAAAGCAAAATATAGCGATTATGACGACATCAAGAAGCAGCTTGAAAAAGCAAACGCGACAATTGACGGTATGAAAGACTATGAAGACGTAAAAGCCAAAGTCACACAGTACCAGCAGGAAGCGGAAAACGCCAAGAAAGAGGCGGCTGCAAAGGTTCAGCAGTTGGAACTGCAGGCAAAAATCAAAGACTTTACAGGCAATAAAAAGTTTGTAAACGATTTGACACGCGACGCAATCAACGCCCAGCTTGAAAAGGCATTGAACGACGACGCAAACAAGGGCAAGTCTTTAGACGATTTGCTTAAGGCACTGACCGACGGAAAAACGGACATTTTCAAAGATGAGAATACACCGACACCGCCGACAGTTACAAACATGGCAGCTGCAGGAGTGCAGCCAGCACCGGCAACACAGCCGGCAGCAGCACCGAAAGCAAGCTGGAACAGATTTAAAGGCTAAGGGAGATTTAACACTATGGCTAATAAAATGAATTATGCAGAGCAGTGGTCAGACGAACTGCTGCAGATCATCGACGACGGCGCTTATTCAAGCCCGTTCTTGACACCAGCGGAGCGCGTAAAATGGACGGGCGCAAAGACATTCCATTTTACACGCATGGACGTAAGCGGTTTTAAAAACCATTCACGCGACGGCGGATATAACCGCGGTTCAGTAATCGAGGAAGACAAGGACTTTACTCTTGAACACGACCGCGACGTAGAGTTTTTTGTGGACGCTGCAGACATCGACGAGACAAAGCAGACTGCAAACATTCAGAACGTTTCACGCGTATTTACACAGAAACATTCTGCACCCGAAACAGACGCCCGCTTTTTTGAGCGCGTAGCAAAGGCAGCAATTGCCAACGGCTTCTATGAGACAATGACAGGCTTTACAGCTGGCAACACATACAGCCGTTTGGTAAAAATGTTCCAGCGCAAAGAGCTTAAAAAATATCGCGCTATGGGCGGATTGATTGCTTATGTATCGGGCGAGATTATGGACTACTTGGAATCAAGTACAGAAATCACAAAGACCCTTGATATTAAGACAATGTCAATTAATGAAAAGCAGGGAATCGAAACACGTATAGCAACAATCAACGGTGTAACAATCATCGAAGTTGTAGACGATACACGCTTTAACACATCATTCGATTATAGCGACGGCTTCGTAGGAAACGGCTCTAAAATCAATGTATGTATTGCGCACCCAAGCATGGTCAAGACAGTAAACAAAATCTCGTCAATCAAGTTTTGGGCTAACGGTACACACACAGAGGGCGACGGCGACCTTTACCAGCGCCGCGAATATTGGGACACATTCGTCTTCCCTAACGGCTTAGACGGAAAGTGCGACGCCGTATACGTAAATATCGAATCAGACGACCCAAGCGTACGAAACTACCCTACAAAGACTTACAATGTAAAAGGACAGAAACTCGACGCAAGCGGCACTAAAGTTGAAATTGAGGCAGGTTCTGACGTTGACTATGTAATCAAGGGAACCGGCAAAGCCGCAGCAGTAGCACCAGCAGCAGCTACAGCCGTTTACGGTTCGGACACAGTAAAGAACAACTTTATCTTCATGGTGGAAATTGCTGACGACGTAACACACTACGGACGCGGCGAATCAAAAGTAACAAGCGGACTTGAAGCAATTCCAGACGGCGACATTAAGGTTGTAGACGGTACACGCTACCTTATCGTAGCCAAAGGTCTTAAAGCCGATAAGGCAGTTTACGGCGGCGCATATATGAGCGTAGGAACCGGAGCAGCAGCCGTTTCTAAGTCATTTAAAATTGACGCCAGCGCTTTAGTGTTGGCATAAATAAGGACGGCGGAATATGGCACAATTTGACAATGTAACATACGAACATTACAGCGGAGCTTTAGGCCGCGCAATCGTGCCGGACGCCGCCACATTTAATCAATACAAGCTGGAAAACGTTCTTTATATTAAATCGCTATTAAATGACGGTTTAATAATGGAACGCGAGACCGGGGGAATTGACGATGCCTGCTGCATGATGATTGAAGAATCATACAACGCCGCGCAGATTGAAAGCGGCAAAGCAGGCGCTGCCATTACGTCGGAATCTATCGGCGGTTATTCTTATTCCAAGAGTAGCAAGGCCGCCGACATTCAGACCGAGAAAAACGCAAAAAGCACAGCCGAAAAAAAATATAAATGGCTTTCGCTATATTGCGACGTTCTAAGCGGGGTGCGCTGATGAATAATTTAATGATACATTCCTGCACCTACGAGGCACCGGCAACCAGCGACCGCGACGGCAACAAGACTTACGGGGCGCCGGTAGAATTGCAGCGCGTACGCGTGGTTATGGAATTGGCAACCGTACGCAATAACGAGGGCGAGGCAAAAAACGACGTCGGCACATTGTACTACACGCCGTTTGTTTCCAGCCCGCAAATTATACCGGAGGAATTGGCGCGCGTAACCTGGAACGGCCACGCGTACACGATACGCAAGGTTTACCCATGCTACACAATGAACGGCGACGCCGTACACCATTACGAGGCGGCTTTAGTATGAGCGGACTTTCATTTAATACCACAACGGTGTTAAACAACGCAGCAATTAAGGCGGACGTAGAGGCGCAGACAAAGCGAGTGCAGGCACCGCTTGACGCGCTAATAATGGCCGATAGTAATTACTTTTGCCCGCTCAAAACGGGAACGCTGCAGAAATCCGCAATTATTAATAGCCGATTAGGCAGCGGCGAGTTAGTGTGGCGCACACCATACGCACGCCGCTTGTATTACGAATATGAAAAGCCAGCGACACAAGCGAACCCGAACGCCTGCAGCAGGTGGTTTGAGGCAGCCAAAGCGCGCTGGCATGAAAAATGGGCGAGGTTCGTTAATGAGCGCATTAAACGTTAGTAACATCGTAAACGATTGGGTCGAAAAAAAATTAAATCTGCCGTTTACGATTTATAACGACGTAATACCGGACACCAGCGATAACGCAGCCTGCCTGCGATATGATCCGGCACCGGCAGCCGAACGGCGCTACACCGACGGCACGCGTTTGTTAAAATGGAACCTCACCTATTATGTACGAAATAAAGACCGTTCAAAAGCCCGCGATTATGCCGGGCAAATAACGGCAGCCTTAGACGGCGCAGAAATACCGGACGAGGCAAGCGGCGTCTGTATTCAGATTGAGGCGGCAACACTGCCCCAATTTATCAGTATAGACGAGAAAAACAACACAATATACAGCGCGGCTATAGTATGCACATACCTTGAACCGCGCTAAAGTATGGAGGCTTAAAACATGGGACTTATTCATAAGACAAAATTTATACCTTTCATTGACGTATCCGGAGCGTGGAAACAGATCAAAAAGTCTACTACATTTTCACTGACTTTTAATCCACAGACGAAAACCTTTGATTTTATTTCCAGCGAAAATCCGGAAGAAGAGATAGACAGTTATCAGCCGGCGCTGTCTCAGTCACTAACAATGTTTGATGATGAGGATGACTACAAGGCAATTTTTGACATGTGTTTTAATTTGCCAACAGGCGGAGACGCACACAGAGACGTTCTTTTAGTATTCTATGCTGAAAAAGGCACAGGAGCCAGCGACAGCACTGAATACTATAAAGCATGGAAAGTCGACAGCGTCGTAAAATTGGGAACATTGGACAGCGTAAACCAGAGTATCGACTTTGACCTTGCGCTTAACAATCACGACACCGGCGCCGTAACAATTGCCGAAGGTGTACCAACATGGAAGGCTGGAACATGGAGCGGCGACACATTCACACCAGCTGAGTAAAAAATGATTGACCTTAAAAAGGCAAAACTCCCGCAGGCTGTAAAGGTCGGCGGGCGTTTTTTTGCAATTCATACAGATTTTAAGTATATTCTCCGCTTTCGCGAATTACTAAGCGACAAAAACGCACCGTTAACGGCTTTCGATTTTATGTATATAAACGAAATACCAGCCGGACGTTTGGAGGGTATAAACGCAATATATGAGTTTATGAACCCTCCGCGAGAATTACCACGCAGCACGGGCGAGGAATCCGGGGACATTGTATTAGATTATGACCAAGACGCCCCATATATTTACGCCGCATTTTATGAACAATACGGCATAGACTTAATAGACACGCGTCTGCATTGGTACAAGTTTCTAGCGTTATTGCACGGCCTGCACGACACGGAATTAAACCGAATTATCGAGGCGCGCCTTTGGAAACCGAACGGAAAAAACGGCGAATACGAAAAACAGCGGCAAAAACAATATGAGGCGTGGAGGCTCCCGCAGCCGGAGGACAACGAACCGGACGAGGCTTTAGACGATTTTTTAACAAAATTAAAGGGGTAAACAATGGCAGACGGCGAAGTAAAAATAGACACCAAATTAGACACCTCGGGCGTAGATAAAGGGCTTAAAGACCTTAACAAAAAACTTGACGACGCCGGAAAATCCATAGACAACGCAGGCAAAAAAAGCAAGACATTAAATAGCAACCTCGGCGGCATGAATAAAACCGCACTCGCTACGGCGGGCGCCGTTGCTGGCGTAGCCGTGGCCGTAAAAAAGACAGTAGACGCCCTCAACGATTGCGAGGCAGCGTATAAAATACAGCGCAACGCAGAAATAGCGCTACAGACAGCCGCCAAAAATAACCCATACCTTAACGACGAAAGCGTGTACAATCTGCGCAACTTCGCTAGTGAATTACAGTCTATGTCGAATATAGGCGACGAGCAGAGTTTACAAGTTATGGCACAGCTCGCGGCTATGGGGCGCACCGAAGAGCAGATACAAGCAATTATGAAAGCGGCCGCTGATATGTCAGCCGTAACGGGCAACAGTATTCAAAATGTAGCCGTACAATTAAACAAGACTTATTCAGGTTTGGCGGGGGAACTCGGCGAGGCTAATAGCGCAATACGCGGACTTTCTAAAGAGGAACTCGAGGCTGGCAAGGCTATAGACATTATCGCTAAACAGTACAACGGACAAGCTGCGGCTATGGCCGACAACACCGTGCAGCTCGCGAACGCGTGGGGAGATTTTAAGGAAAATATAGGACGCGGCTGGAGTAAGGTTACACAGCCGGTTAAACAGTTTTTTCTTGACGTATTAAACGACATCAACGAGGCAACGGCGAAAACAAATGCCATAAAAGACGCAAAAAGAAAAGACAAAGCCGGAACTTCAACCGCAGCAGATAAAAAATTATTACTGGAGGACGCACAGCAGCAGCTCGACAGCACAAAAAAAACCATTGACGAAACAATGGAAATATTAAACAACAAAGAACTGCTCGCAAAAAAGGTGCAGGAGTCGCGCGGATATCTAACTAAAGCGACATATCAAAGATGGTTAACGGGATTACAGAAACGATACGAAGAACAGACAAAGACAGTCCAGCAATTAACCGAAGAATATAACAATTTAAGCGAAGCAGAAAAGAAAGCAGCAGACGTGGCAGCGGCGCAGGCAAGTGCAGAGGAAAAAGCGGCCTCCCTAAAGAAACGCGACGACGAGGCAGTAACATATATTAACGCAAATACTAAAGCATTGCAGGAACAAATAAAGGCCATGCAATTAAAGGCAAGCGTTACCGGGGAAGAAATAGACGCGGGCGAAATGTATAACGCCTATATGCAAAGTTATATTGATTTAATCACGAAATCAAACGGCCTTGTAACAGAAAACAACACAGCAGCAAAAAACAGGCTGACAACATTACAGGAGTGGGCGCAGAAAGCAGCAGACGCAGCAACCGAAGAAGAACGGCTGGCAGCAGCACAAAAAGCGCAGGAAGAAGCCGAAAAACTCCTGCAAGAGGTCAACGGCTTAAAGAACCTTTCATATTTTGACGAATACGCAAAGAAGCAGGAAGAACTTAAACAGTTGACCGAGGAAGTCAACAACAGCGAAGTTCTAAGCGAACAGCAGAAAGCGGACGCAATGCTGAAAATTGACGAGGCATACGCGCGGAATAAAAAAGACCTTTTCAACAATATCACACAAGAAGTCAACGGCTATATTCAGCAGACAGCAGACATAGCAAAAGAAGCGGGCGACCTTATGCTGGAGAACCTGCAGTCACAGACAAACACCGAGCTTATGGAACTCGACAAGAAATACGAAGCGGGCGAAATGAGCGAAGAAGAATACTACGAAAAACAAAAGCAGATACAGCAGAAAGCGGCGCGCGAGGAATACAAAATTAAAATGTTTCAATGGACGGCTTCAATGCTGGCGGCAACGGCGAATATTGCCGAGGGTGTGTCTAAGGCAATCGCACAGGGCGGAGTTGCGGGAATCGTAACGGGCGCGCTTGTAGCGGCAGCCGGGGGCGTACAGCTGGCGTCAATCATTGCGTCAAAACCTACCCCGCCGAACTTTTACAAGGGCGGCGTTATTGGCGGAGCGAACGGCGCGACAATGGGCGGCGACAATACATACATACACGCACGGTCGGGCGAAATGGTATTAAACGCAACCCAGCAGCGCAACCTTTGGGACATGATAAACGGACAGGGCGGACGTGGGGAAACATCACTGGACTTGACCGTGAATAATACGCAATCAAATAAAGTTGATACACAATTCAGAGAAGAAGACGGCGCGGTTATTTTGGATATTGTCGACAAGCGGGTAAACAAGGGATTTATTGACGGCACGTTTGACGGCGGCTATGCAAGTATGCTGGCGCGACAAGAGGGGGAACGAATACTATGAGCGTAGCGTGGGACACAACAAACTTACCGCTTAAGAAATTATACGGCGTACAGACGGGTTACGTAGATAACGCAATCAAGACGGAATACGACAGCGGGCGCGTGGTAATGGTACAGAAAAACTCCAAGAACAAGCGCCGTTATAACGTATCATACGCGGCAACAAAGACGCAGGAAACGGCGTTTTTTAATTGGTATGAGAATACGCTGGGCGGAAATGCGGGGACGTTCACCTGTACGAGCTTACGGGGCACGGGCACACAACAGGAATACAGAATAGAGGGCACGCCGACAAGTTCGGGCATGAACATAAAAGAAATAAACATGGTGTGGGTTGAAGTATGACAAGTAACGAAATCTATAACAATTTATTCCACGGCGGCGCGTTTTCATTGCCGTACTTGATCCGGCTGTATCACCCGAATTACGGGGCGCTGTATTTTGTAAACAATAACGAGGATATAGTCTACGGCGGCAACACATACAAGGCGAGCGGGTTTAAATACACCAAGCCGAAAACCATAGGCGGGGTTTTACAAAACGGCAGCCTTGAAATAACGGCCATAGATAACGAGGCTATAGACATTATAGACAGCAGCGACGAACTGTTTGAAGTAATGGCGGTGGGCGTAATCAACGACGGGAACATTACGCCGATTAAGGCATTTAAACACCAATACGGCAGCGCAACGACTGACGAACAAATGAAAATAACTATCACGTTCACGAATGACGACCGGCTGGGAATGGTGTTCCCGCCGTATGTTTTCGACGCAGAAAACAACCGGGGCAACGCATAAAACCTTAAAAAAAATGACTATAAGAGCATGATAGAAATAAATGATTTAATCGGCACACCGTACCGCGACCACGGACGCGACGCGGCGGGTTATGACTGCTACGGTTTAGCGATTGAGGTGGCGCGGCGGTTTGGCTATAAGCTAAACGACGTAATATATGAGAATCACGACATAGAGCTGAGCGCGCAGAATGTACCCACATTAAATATTACACCGATAGAAGCACCACGCGAGGGTGCAATTATCGAAATGGAAACGGGCAACGAGCTGCATATAGGAATATGCTTAAACGCGCGCGAGTTTATCCACATGACGCGAAACGGCTGCAGAATAAACCAAATAGGGGCTATTAAAGTAAGGGGCTATTATGGCATTGATACACGTATTTGACGGACTTAATCATAACACATCATACACATTCAACGGACGCCTGCGCGACCACATAAAGGGCGTGAATTGGGAAAATAGTATTATTTTACGTGGGGGCTACAGAGTAGACGCAGACTATGAAGTCCAGCCCGACGACATTATTTATGTAAGAAAGACACCAGCAGCGGCCACAACGGTGGCAATCGTAGCTATTGCGGCCGTAGCAATTACGGCGGGCGTAGTAGCGGGCGTTTCCATTTACCAGCAGAAGCAGGCAGAAAAGGAAATGGAAGCGGCGCAGAAAGCAGCAAAAGCGGGCGCAGAGCAGACCGGCAAGCTGCCATTTGTAAAAGGCGCGAGAAACCAAGCGGCCACAGGTCAGACTTTCCCTTATATAATCGGCGAAACATTATTTACACCGTACAGGCTTTGTCCGGCGCATTACACCATAGCAGGCACAAAGGGCGAGGAACAGTTTTACAACGTAGTTTTAGAGTGCGGATATAATAACCTTGTAATCGACAAAATCAAAATGGGCGAAACCGTAATAAAAGCGTTCAACGGCGACGCACCACAAAACGGGGAATACAGCTGGGACGAGGGTACATATTACGACGAGCGAAACAAAATAGAAATCAGACAGACGGGCGACTTCATCAACGCGGATTTTAACGAAAAAATTGTTATGACAGAATTAACCGAGGAAATCCCGCACGAGCACGCGTCAAGCGACCCGGACGAAAACGCACGTATTGAGGCAAAGTGGCAGGCAGGCGTCGTGCAGGAATTGCCGAGCCGGCCAATGAAAGTGGAATTGATAGCGCTATTTGACGGCCTGCAGAGATACGACGACGGCTGGAAAAGTCAAACAATCACACTACAGCCACAGTGGACGAACAACCCGGACGCAGCAAGCCCGACTTGGCACGACTTTGACACAGGCTTTATTCAGAACGGCACGGCGTCAAACGAGTTTACATACAACACCAAGCAGCAAATGAGATACAGCGCGGTGCAGACATTCACGGCGGCGCAGGCATACGGCAAGAAAATAAGCGTAAGAGTTCGCCGAACTACACCAAAGGCAGAGAGCAACGCAAAGGACACCGTTTATTTATTGGCGGTACAGACTACCTGCTACGACGCGAAAAAGAGTACATCATCAAGCCTTGTGGCCGCTAAGGTATTGGAAGACGCAGAGCGCGACAAATGCACCCGCTTAGGAATCCGGGTGGCAGCAAACGCGAACACCCGCGGAAACCTTGACGCGTTCAGCATTATTACAAGAGCCTGCGCGAGAACATGGAACGGCAGCGCATGGACGAGCGCAAGAACCCCGACAAGCAACCTAGCCGCGTGGGTTTTGGAAATTATGACAAGCAGCAAGCACGCGCCGAGCAAGTACGAAGACAGCGAGCTGGATCTTGCAACCTTTGGCGAATGGTACACATATTGTCAGACGCAGGGGTTCAGAGCCGACGGCGTTATATGCAGACCGACAAAGAAAAAGTCAATCATTGAAACGCTATGCAGAAACGGAAACGCGGCGCTGGTATTCAATCCAATGACGGGAAAAATCGAGGTCGCAATAGATAACGGGCGCGACTATTCAATAGCGCTATTAAACAGCGACACAATACAGACAATAAGCACCACAAAAGAGTTCAAGCGCAAGACAACGGGCAAAAAAGTCACATACGTAAACAAGGACGAGGACTACGACGCCGACAGCGTTATTTTTATGCGCGACGGCGGGGACTACGACCCACAGACCGACACCTTAACACAGACGGCGCTGGAGTATATCACGACATACCAGCACGCGTTTAAATACGCATGGCGACAAATGGCCGAGGAAATGGCGCAGCCGCGAGTGGCAACGGTAAAGGTTGGACGCGAGGCGGCATACTACCCGATTTTTTCACGCGTAGAACTCCAGCACAAAAGCCTTAAAATTGGACTTTCACACGGTAAAATAACGGGCTTGAAATGGCAGAGCGGACTATTAAAAGAAATCTACATAGAGGGCACGGTGACGTTCCCGGCAAATGTAGCCTGCGGCGTAATCATAAACTGCGTATCAGACAGCGGGCGCGGACTATGCGCGCTTAAGGTAACAGGAACGGGCACAACGTCAACGCTGACCGTTACTACAACGATACGACAGAGCGCGGACATAATACCACGCGCGGGCGACTATTTCAGTTTTGGCAAGCTGGACAACGACGGCAATTTTACGACCGTAACAAACACAATGAAAATAACGAACGCCGAAGAAACGGACGACGGCTACACATTGACGCTGGTCGACTACAACGCGGCGCTGTATACATACGGCACATTGCCGGAATATAAAAGCAATCTCACCAAAACGCCGGACGGTTCAAAAAAGACCGTTGAAAGCCAGCGCGACTACGTACAGCAGGGCGAGGCCGAGGCACTAGCCAGCGGAGCTGTACAGGCTGCGGTTGATACGACAATAAAGGGCGTAAGGTTTACGAACGTATACAAGGTTAAGCCCGTAGAAATGAGCCTAGAGGAAATCGTCGCAAAAATGGACGCGGACGCGAGAAACGCGAGCGCTTCTATAAGCATAAGCGAGGACGCAATTTTATTAAAGGTTGAGGACTTGGACGAACAGCAGCGCGCATTTATCAGCCTTACAAAATCGCAGATATTGGCACAGGTTGACGACATGGCGCAGGAATTAACCGGCTTAATTGATGTACAAGCCGGAGCCGTAACCGCACTTGTAGAGGGCGGCGGCGCAGCGGGACAAATGAGCCTCTCGCTTAATTTGCCGGTGATGATTGACGCCAACAAACGCGCGCAATTTGTAGCAGCCAGCACCGAGGCGAAAGTGGCCGCAGTATATGCGCAGCTAGAGGGCACAAGCGGCGCGGGCATAAGATACGCAATCAAGGGCAACGCCAGCAACGCAGCAGTAAAAGCACTATGGGACGACGCGGTGGCAGGCGCATTGATTGCAAGCCAAATAGATCTGACCGCTACACAAATCCACATCAACGCGCAGAATGTACAGATTGACGGCGAAACAATCATAAATAACGCAAAAAAAATAAAAGCGGCTTTGATAGATGTAGCAACAATTTTGGGAGAAAACGCCTATTTCTTGGGCGCGGTTTACAGCAGCACAGCCCGCTTTAAAGACGATTGTTTCCTGCCAATGATTGAGTTTGCACAGTCTTATACAGACGATACAAACCAAGTAATAAATATGTCTACGGAAACCGTAGCGGCCATAAAAACAAAGCTGGACAACATCATTAACAACGCCCCAGCGCGCGCAAAGGTTCGGCTCGATTATGAGGACGAAACCGCCGTACGCGTATATATTCAGATAGTATCAGCCGAACAAAACAAAACGAATGTTACAAAGGGCGCAATGTGCGCATGGTATTTGCAGAGATACACAAACTACGACGGCTACCTCGAATATGATATTTGGAGCATATCGGGCTTTTCCGACATATTAAGTTCAACAAAACGCCCTTTGATTATAGACAACTCCAAATATACCAGCTCAACCCTTGCCAATAAATTAGAGTTTAATTATTACGGCGAGGAATTGGGTATAAATGCGGGTAATGCCTACTTTTCAAAGACTTTACAATCACGTAATGGTTATGTTTTTGGCGACGCAAATTACAAATATAACCAATCATTCTCGCACAATAATTCAGAAGCGACATATTACAAGCTGCTGGAATCCTACGGGGTGGATTATTCGCCGCGCCTTTGCGTTGTAAAATTAACCGACGGTTACTATTTAGGTTGCGCAGTAAGAAGCAGCGCAACAGTCTATAGAATCACAGGCGCGTTTAAATACGAAAACAGGACATCAAGTAACGGTAACGTTGCGACCGTAGGTTATGCAACGGGCAGTATTTGGCTTGAAAAAGACAATACTAAAAATGTATCGGTTCGAGAAATTTATTTTTAATTATTGAATATCCAACGATTGAAACTTAACAGCGCGGATTTTCGACGATGAAAGAATAAAATCATTTATGCCGTTTCTAATTTCCATTTGCAGCAATTCCTCGTTTATCGGGGATAGCTCGGCGGAAGTTTTACGCATAAAGAAACGGCGTAAATAAACGCGCAATAGACACGTAAGACTTAACGGCACGTCAACGCGGAAACTTTAGCAAAAAATCAGAGAAAAAAGCAGAAAACGCGCCAGGTTACACGCGCGTCAAATTACCGTCAAATAAAACGTAATTTATAATAATAAAAGGAATTACACACTTGCATAGAATTGTATGCAAATGCACATAATTGCATACAATAGCACATAATTGCACACAATAGCACCGACTTGCAGACAATAGCACACAACAGACCACAAGCGGACACAGAAAAATACAAGCGGGGTGCAAAATCCTATATATTGCTTTTTGCAGGCGTTTGCACTATGTATATGTATTTGTATATGAATATGTATTTGTATCTGTATTTGAATATGAATATGTACATGTATTTGTACATGTACATGATTATGTATTTGTATATGAGTGCGCTGGCGCGCCGTTCGCCACCAGCTACACAAAAACCGAGATTAAAAAAAATGTATCGGACTTTTTAAAAAACGCTTGACACTCTCAACAACATGTAATAAAGTCCTATACGTAAGCGATAGGACTTTTATTTTATGCGTTGTTGAATAAACGCCCTATCCTTGCCCGATAGGGCGTTTAGCCGCAAGCGGACAACCACACAGCAACAACGCAGCCGTGTGGTTTATTTTTTCAAAATGGGGGCAAGCCATGAACCAACAATTTTTTAATTTAATCACAAAAAGACGTAACGGCGAGATCACACGCCAGCAATTCTGCCACGCATGGGCACAGCTACAGGGCTTTGACGACACGGTCAAGGGCTACGGAAATAAACACGGCACATTTTTAACTTATCGCGGACGTACCGCAAGAATCACAAACGGCCTTTTAGTTTGGGGCGAAAATCACAAGACACACACAGCAAAAACAATCCACGACATGAAAACAAAAATTGACATTTACGCGCAGGGGGTGAAATGGACTTAAAAAAAGACATTCCCGAAAGCGTAGTAATTGGCGAAGTAAAGGCAATTATCAAGGCAACGGGAATAAAGCTCCAGCGCATAAACACGGGCTGCTTTGTAATCGGCACGGGAAGAAACCGGCGGTTTATTAAGACGGCAGACGCGGGAACATGCGACTTTGAGGGCTACGACATGAGGGGACGGTTCTGCGCAATCGAATGTAAACGCCCGGTGGGCGGGAAATTATCGGCGGCGCAGAAATGGCGAATAGACGACATCAACGCAAAAGGCGGGGTGGCGTTCGTTGCACACAGCGGCGAGGAAGCATTAAAGCAGCTGCAAGAGCGCGGGTGCTTATGATTGGGGCGGAAAGCAAAAGGGTTTTTACAGGATTTTCCCCTTTGGGCTTTTATTACGGGCTACCCTACCAGCCTGTAACAGCGGGTTCGAATCCCGCCCGTTTTCGTAAAGGAATTGA